TGCTAACCCTAAACTAAGGGTCTCATCAGGTTACCGAGATACTGTCACTCAGAATAGGCTCCATTCAAAGGGAGTAGGACGTGTAGGACCCGCTTCTAAAAGCGCCCATACCCGTGGCTGGGCTGCTGATATTGGTCCGACAAGCGAACTCGGTTGGGTCCAAGCAAACGCAGGTAAGTTTGGGCTTCAAACTGCTTCCCATGCCGGAGAACCTTGGCACGTCCAATCAGAGGGGACAATGCCTATTGGAGATCCTTCTTCCGAACCTATTGGGGATTGGATGTCTTCGTTAATGGGTGTCGGTAAGGGAATTATGAGTACTGGAATGAACATTGCTTCCGGTGGTCTTACGGGTGGAGCAGGTGGATTGGGTAATGTTCTCACTAGTTTCATTAGCGGTGGAACCCTGTCAGGCATGATTGATAAGGCTATCAGCCTGTTTATTAAGATGATGACCATACCTCTTAGCGGTTTAGCAAATGTTCTAGGCAAAGCAAACATTTCCGATGAGGACCTTAACGACATTATCGATAAGAAATCCTCTATTAAAGTAGACGTGGGTAAGTACGCTGGATTTACTCCTAAGACCAATGCAGCAATTATTGGTAAGAACGCTGCTCCTATTTTTGGTGATCCGATCTCCATGGCCTCGCAAACGTCGCCAACAATTAATGCGACTATGGAATCTCCTATTATCTTCAAGACGGAAATAACTATCGGTGGTAGCGCCGGAAGCAGTCCTATGGACGCTCAACGAACTGCTTCAACTATTGCGGATCACCTTGAGGCTGAATTCTCTCGTAGAGATTGGAGGAAGTCCTAGTGCCCTCGTATGTAGAAACTAATACTTATAGAAACATAGGGGTTACTAGAAATAATCAAGCAGATTCTAGGGTATCTCTTCTTAATAACACTGTTGATATTATTTCTGAATATCAATACGGGTTAGAAAGACTTGCATCTTCTGAACAAGGTCTTTCTAACCCTCCATTTAAATTAACGTCTAGCAATAACCACATTGCTAGTTCTTTGAATTTAAGAGATACAAAGATTCTCCGTGGTTATATTCGTAGGGCATCCATCGATGCTTCCGATCCCACTAGCAATCAGAGGCTGTACTTCATGTACAACCCTGAGTCTATTGAACGTACTTATATGGCGTACTTAGACCAACAGGCTTTAGATCCATACAACACTATGTTTGGCTCTAACAACATGACGGCACCTCCGGGTATCCTTGATTTTTCTTTCGATCTACTTTTTGATAGGCAACTAGAGGTTGCTACTGATCCCAACCACACAGGTACGAAAGTAGATTACGATTTCTTTGATCTAGTTGTTCGTGGAGTTATAAGCGATACCAGCAACAGTGGAAATGCCATACCCGACAACGGCATTATGATGATCAACCCTAGAAACGTAGCGGTAGTTTTTGGTCCTGAACTGACAGTTCACGGGCGACCGTACAATGCCTCTGTTAGGTTTGAGAAGTTTAATAACAAGATGACTCCGACGAGGATGACTATCTCTATTAAACTGAAGGCCTTCTATATTGGACCTATTCAAACTCTTCCTAACTACAACGAGTTTGTTTCCGAAGGTATTTTCAGCGCCACTATTCCATATGACGAGAATCTTGAGTATCAGGCTAACTACGTTGATGTGAACGACGCTGTTTTAGTTGATACCGTGTCCTCGGGAAATACTGTTACTGCTCAATTCTCGGGTTCTTTCAGCGGTAATAACGGATCAAATAACGGCTACAACGGACCACCCGGAGTACGACCTGCTGATATACCTCAAGGTCCTTTTACCCTACGGGTAGTTCGGACCAGCAACTCCAATTACACCGGATCTAGCGTGCCCCCAGTTACCCTGTCCGGGGAACAGATTATGAGCCTTCTACTTGCTCAAGATTGCCCTCTTGAAGGAGCGGTGTTTCTTTGGGCGTTGTGTAAAAGAGAAAGCAGTTTCATCTCTAATTCCGCAGGTATTAACGACAACGGAACTATGGACGCAGGGCTTTGGCAAATAAATCAAGTCAACTGGGGCGGTACTCCTGTTGAGCAGATAATCGATCCTTGGGTAAACGTGGGTATCGCTATGCGCCTATCCAACAACGGTACTAGGTTTGTCCCATGGCAGAGGACAGGTAATTACAGTACTCCTGATGGATCTCATGTCCAAGGTATAAATATGGATGAGGCATACCAGTTCTTTGCGTCACGAGGGTACCAAGTCCCGAGGTTTGCAGGATGACAACCGGAAACTATGTAACGACTAACGAGTTTGTTCCTACTCTCGTTGTAAGCGACCCCAATGGTAGGTCTACTACTAATCCTGATTTAGCGTTTGATACGTTGCTCGCTAGTGAGCGCAACTTCTCTAACCTTCTCAAACGTCATGCGTACGACAGGCTCAATGACTCTCCGTTAGCAAGGTCTAATCCTCCATTTGATACGGGTAGCGCTGGTCGTCTTACTTCGTTAGTTACTAGCGGATCGGGAGGAAATAGCCCACAGATTTCTCGGGGTTATATCCGTAGAAGCAATTTGAATTCGTCAGATCCTACTGACGGGTACCGGTTGTACTTTATGTATAACCCCGAAGATATTCAACGTGATTACGTTGCGTACATTGAGCAGAATGCGTTGGACCCTTTCAACACCATTTATGGGTCGAACAACCTAGTAGCACCCCCGGGTATTCTTAACTTTCAGTTCAGTTTGTTTTTTGATCGTCAAACAGAGAACGCAAATGGGTCTATGCCTCGTGGAGTTCTTGAGGATTATGACTATTTTGATTTAGTAGTCAGAGGCATGGTCCCCGGTAACCAAACTAATCCCATCCAAGACAACGGAATTATGATGATCAACCCCCGGAATATCACCGTGGTGTTTGGTCCTCAACTTTCTGTACAAGGACGGGCCTTTAGGGCCTCGGTTCAGTATCAGAAGTTTGACCACAAGATGACCCCTACACGCATGGTCATTACTATGTCTATGATGGTTTACTACTTCGGGCCGTTGAAAGAAGACTTTACGTTTGCTAGCAGCGATACGGAAAGTACATTTGAAGCCACTATCCCGTATGACGAAAACCTACAGTATGAAGTTACATACACAGATGTTAGAGATGCTTCTCTTACTGACGACGTTAATCTGATAAATGCTTCTACTGGGGTAACCAACGCCAGTACTACATTAAATAATATCAATGCTATTACAGGACCTTTGAACGGCTCTGCACGTCAAAAAGCCTTACAAGTCGCTATGTCTTTAGGTAACTCTACGGTCCAATACGATCAGGTTAGGCCCATTTCTACCAGCGACCGACCTACTGCTCTAGATTGCTCAGCACTGGTTATTTGGGCATACAACAAGGCCGGGGTGATAGAGGCTATTGGACAGTCTCCAAGTTCTGGTCGCACCAGCACATTGTTAGATGCCGGTTTTCGTTTAGGTACCGTCATTGCCGGAGCAGGATCTCTTGTTCCTTTTAATGATGATTTTTTGTCTAACTACCTACAGCCCGGAGATCTTATTCTTAGTAAAGAACTACATGTGGCTATGGTTAAAGAAGTAAGAAACGGGCGAGTGTATACATACGAGTCGGCTCCTCCTTGGAGAACAGTAGGTGCTGGAGGACCTCGTGAGTTGAACTTTAGTTTCGGTGCTATTTACGGAAGCCCTAATTTCCACACTCATGCCATACGTCCAGCCGGGGCAGGTAACGACACCCTTGCTAATATTGATCCAGCGACTATCGGTAATCTAGGATTGCGAGTTTGAGATGATTACTAATGACTCTAGATACACGGCTTCTGCACATGAGATTGCAGCAACCCATACATACGACGACATCTCCCGTGTTGAATACGACGCTGACAACGTAAATGTACCGAATAGCGTTTCACGGGATACTACATATCTTCTCACCACAGGGTTTGCTTCGCCCCCACCTAAGCAATATATGGTGAAAGAAACAGACAATATTCAATTGCTCTCCTACCGAAGCCAGCGAGACCCAACAAGGTGGTGGGTACTAGCCAACGCTAATCCTCAAATCCGACACCCGTTTGATTTATCAATGGGTGACATGATCCATCTTCCAGAGTGATCCCATGGTAGTAGCAGTAAACAACGCAGCACTTAACTCTATTCAGCAGATCCTTATTACTGATGTAGAGATTAAGGGAGAACTTCTTAACCTCACCTCTTCAGAATTGAAGCAGGTTAGGATGTCTAATGCCGAAAACAAGCACGAATCAGTAGTTATTACCACCCAATTAACTAAGGCCCAGATTGATAGGTACGTTGGAGCACCTATCACTTTTCATTATGGACCTAGGTTCTCTGGTAGTACGTTTTATGGATATGTAATCACTATTAATCCCAATCAGGATTATCAACAAGACACTATTGTTGATATCACATGTTTTGGATCAACATGGCCTATGCAGTCAGGTCAGCCTAGGTTTTTTCTTAACAGTAAGGCTTCCGACGTAGTTGCTAACATTGTTAATAGTCATTCTTTAGGATGTCAGGTAGAAGACGACCCATACCGCTGGCCTGCCTTGGCTCAAACTGATGAAAGCGATTGGGAGTTCATTCAAACTCTTGCTATGCGTCATGGTTTTGCTATTTATATTTACAACGGTGTTGTTCGTATGCTTAACCCCAAGCGGGTATTGAATCAAAGCGAAGTTAGGCAGAGGTACATACGTTCGGACGATGTGCTAGACCCGTCTAGGCAGTTGCTAGATTTCAACGCCACTACTCAGTCTCTAAGAATCAGAGACAACGTAAAGCCGTCGTTTGGATACTTTGACGGAGTTGTACCTAGGCTCTCTCAACCTTTGACGGTAAGTCCCTACAGGATGTCTAACGACACTCCTGTAAAAGATAAGGGTATGTCGGATGCATACAGTGAGGCTTGGGAGCGCCGTATTGATTTCTGGAATCAACAGGCAACCGCACGGATTAATGGGAACGCCAACATCATTCCCGGTGTAAATATCTCAGTACAACTAAGTAACAACCCGTCCGGTAGAAACGAGCATGACGGAGTATGGTTTGTACGAGGAGTCGAACATTCGTTCACTAATAACTCCTTCCAGACATCATTAGATTTAGCCCGTGACACTATAGGAATTTCTCCTAGAAATACTGATTACCGAGGTACCCTCTCTAGCACTACTCAGGGAAGTCCAAAGATGCAAAGCGTGACTAGGGGTAACCCTCCAAAGAAATACTGGGCTTCGTCATGGACGGTTCCTGAGTTCATCAGAGACACCCTTAGGATCTCCGATCCTATTCCACCTATCGTTATACCTACCGGTATGGCTACTCCTGTAATCGGAAACAGTTTGTTAGGACAATGATATGAAAGCCTTTGATATTCCTCTCTCCATTAATAATGGAACTATTTCTATGACTGACAACTACGACCGTATTGTCAGGAATCAAGTTATTGATGCCATTACTACTAATCAGGGCGAACGAGTCATGCACCCTGATTGGGGATGTGACATCCAGTCGGTCTTGTTTAATCCATCTGACATGCTGGAACGTCAGGATACGGCAGCATATGTCCGTGATAGACTGGTCCAGTTCGTACCCCGTTCATTCATTAAAAGTGTTGGTGTCAATGTTTCTGACGCTGAACCGAACTTGGTACTCATCGACATCAATTATAAGTCCTCTAGTTACATGCCTGAATCCAGCGTTACCGTTGGTCTTAACACGGCAGCGGATACCACAGGGAGTACCCAGTGAGCACCACGGCAACGACATCGTCATCAACAAACCGAATTGTTCTTGACTACACGAGTCGGGATTACAAGGCTATCCGATCCATGCTGGTCGGACTTGCCAAGGGTCTTCTTCCCGAGTGGCAGACGGTAGGAGAGACAGGAGATTTTGGTACTCTCCTGCTGGAACTCTACGCATACTCAGGAGACGTAACTAACTATTACATCGACCGTGTTGCTTCGGAAGCATTCCTTGGTACTGCGATTCGCCGTCAAAGCATCATGTACATCGCTGATATGTTCGGTTATACCCCTCTAGGGCAACGTGCGGCCACAGTTCCGCTGTCGTTTACTTGGCAGTGGGATACAGATAGCCTCCCCGGTGGGTCAATTCCTGTATATACATACGACATCAATAGTGCGTCAGTCGCTAACGGGGTTGTAAGTATGAACATTTCTAATGATACCTACTCCGTGAACATGGTAACCGGTCAAACTATTACTGTCTCAGGAGTAGGAACTCCGTACGATGGTGTGTTTGTTGTCGATTCCGTTGTTAGTCCGGCAAACACTACGGCTGTAGACATCACTTATAGCGTTGTTTCAGCAGTCACTGGTACGGCAACTATTTCCGGTAGCCCCACTCTCACTACTGGAAGTATCGTTATTATTCCGGCTGGTACCTATGTAACGTCTGCTCCCGATTCGGTAGGAAACGTAACTGTATTTGAATTGAACTTTGACGTAGTACTTGATACCACGTCAGCAAAGCCTGTTAAGGAAGGATCGACTATCTATTCGGTTTCCCAACTTACAGCAGCGTCCGAAGGGGCTACTATCGACCCAACTCTAGCGGGAGTTAGTAAGGGTATCCCTAATGCTGAATTTGTTCTCGCAAATCCGGGCGTTATTGACCGAACAGTTCAGGTGTACACAAGGGAAGCCGGTCAGGTAGTCCAGTGGTCTGGAGTAGACAAGATTTCTCTTGCTACCCCCACTCAGTCAGCGTTTACAACTTATATCGATGACCAGAACTATACCCACGTTCTTTTTGGTGATAACTCATCTGGCCGTGTCCCACCGACTAATGTGGAGATCTACGTTAGTTATAGGTACGGGGCGGGTGTATCGGCCAATAGCCTTGGTGTAAACACTATTACTGTACTTAATAATGACTATGCGACTCAGAGCGGTATTACAGTCACTAACACTGCATCACCCGTAGGTGGCGCTGATGTCGAGTCTGTTGAGTCGATGAGGTACTCAATCCCTCGTGCCGCTTCTTTGAAACAACGTGCCGTTACTATTGAGGATTACGAAAACCTTGCTCTTCAGGTTCCCGGTGTTACTAAAGCAAAAGCCTATGGGGAAAACTATACGGCTGTTTATGTCCGTGTTGCTTCTAACTCGGGGTCTGTTGCATATATTACGAGTGACGCAATTATTAAGTACGTCAATTCAGGTGTCGCCACTGTTGCTATTTCTGAATCGCCAAGCCTTAGTGTTGGGCAGACTGCTTATGCAACCGGTGTTGGCACCGGTCTCAACGGTAGCGTTAAGGCCACGAAAGTGTTTTACTCGGGTAGCCCAGTAAACGTGGTCAACAAGGTGTTGTCTTCGAATACCGCCAAGATTTCAATTACTGCGGTTGGTACCTTTGTTGTTGGTCAGCCAATCACCGTCTCCATCTCAGACGCTGTGTTTGACGGAACACACGTTATAAGCGCTATCACTTACGATAGCGTTAACTCTAGGTATGACATTTCATATAAGAAAACTAATACGAATGTAAGCACCGCTGCCGTTACTACTGGTACCGTAACTGGTACCGCTGGTATCACATACGATACTGCTGCTTCAGATATTCTTGAGGCTCAGTCAACTACAGGAACTATCACTACTACTAGTGCTGAAATGCAGTTACTTATCAACTCAGTTGAATCCTACTTGAGCGATAAGAAACTCGTAGGGTCCGTAGTATACGGAGAACCTGTTGAATGGACTGAGGTAGATGTAAGTCTAAACGTACAGGTGCGACCACTCTACAACCGAGAGGCCGTACGAGCAGCCGTTCAGGCGGCTATTGTAAGCGTGATCTCATATGACAACGTGGACTTTGGTAAGCGCATCTCTATTGGAGATGTATACCGAGCGGCTCTTGCGGTTGATGGTGTTGACTACATCACTCTTAATACCTTGAAAATAACCGGAGACGCTGGTCCTATTGAGGACATCGACACTCCTACTTACAACCTCCCCCGTATTGACCCCACTATTGATGTGCTTCATCCGGCAGGATGGGTAATTGCTAGCGGCGGTTTGGTTAACACATGACCAACATTTTTGAGGTAGATGTAGATGCCGTCGGAACGCAGACAGCATCAATTACGCACAAGGCTCTTACTGCCAACTTAGCGACAATTACTACTGAAGATCCCCATAGGTTTGCTAAGGGCTGGTATGTAAAGATCAGTGGGGTTGACGATGTCTTTGATGGTATTTACGAAATCAAAGATGTATCCGATATTGATCCTGACGTTGCTACAGAATTTACTTACGCACTAATTTCTGAGAATGTTGTTACTACCGCAGTATCACCCAATGGCGTAGCAACTGCCCCCGCTCCGTCATATGTCCGTTATCAACCAAATGACACAGTTATTGACTCACTTGCGTCAAGAACCAACTTTTATGCAGAACCTTGGGACTACAACACTTCAAGAATTGTTTGGGGTGTTGACTCTGTAGTTAATGAAAAAGTTCTAGACGACGTACAAGCCGGACTAACTCCCCTAGTAGCGGTTACTAGGTCTGCGTTTGGGCCACCCGTTACACCTCTAGACGGCGAAAAGATCTTCGAACGTAAGTACACCGATGTATTCTCCTATAGCGGTAATCTCCAAGTACCTATGGTTATGGAGACGCAACCTGCATCACCCGATAATGAGTTCCAGCGACCAGTTGCAAACTCACAAAGTCTTTATGACCGTAACCTCACACCCGGTAAGTGGTATTACTACACTCTATTTTTCTACGTCAAGGGTAGTTACGAAACGGCTAGGTGGGTACAAGGCGGGTCTACCGACACACTTCTTCCTAATAATTACAAACACTTTGAAACTTTCTACGATCTTATTCCTCCTTACTATCGCTTTAAGGACAAAGAGTTCACTATTGGAACAGGTCAAGCGGGAGTTCTAGAACGGCTCATTCGAATTATTGGATTTGAAGCCGACTACACCCGAACCCTCGCTGAGGGTACAGAGAATATCTACAACGTAGATTATGTACATGACGATCTTCTTCATGCCCTTGGGGAAACCAACATGGGCGTTGAGACTGAAGATGGTCTAGGGGATATCCGGTACAGATCTATTATGGCAACTATCAATAAGTTGTATGACGAGCGGGGCAGTACACGGGGTATTCAAAAACTCGCTTTGGCTAGTACTAAATACGGCAATAAAATCCTTGAGGGAGTCAATATGATGAACCTCACCGACGATGCTGAATTTGTATTTAACACAGGGTCATGGGGGAGTTTAGTAGGTACGGAAAATACGTTTGTTAATTCCGAATCATGGGGAAGTAGCGCCACGGCGTGGAACCCTGTGGATATTGCTACGGTTGACTATTCTAATTCCCCATCTATCCGTAAGAGAGCACTTTCCACCGCATACGCAGCCGGTACAGCCTCCGATAGTGCTGCTGCGGCAGCAAGTAAAGGGCTACTGCTTACATGTGGTCTAGGAGTAGGAGAGGTTATTAACCGCCTACATTTGGTTGAGTCGATTAACTTCTATCCTCAGTTTCATGGAATCCGATGTAATTCAGGAAATATCTACACTTTCTCTTTTTATGCAAAGAGGCTTGGTACCGACGGAGGTAGCACAGCAGCAAATGTGACTGCTGGAATAATGTGGTTTAACCTCCCTGCTAATCACGAGTTCGATATCACTGATGATTTCGTCTCATTTGATAAGCAAACTACTTCTACGGCTAACGGTGCTGATACCACTAGCCTGCTTAGGTATTCGGTACAGAGCGAGGCCCCGATCTCTCTTCGTGGAGAAGGATACGTCTTTGCAGTTCCTTATATTGCCTTTGACAATTCGTATCAGCGGTATGTGTCTGCCTGTATGTTTAGTCCTGAACTAAACGCTGCTTCTTCTTTTGCTGTTAAACCTGATACCACCCTAACTCTTGGTGTTCCAAACGAACTTCTTAACTCCACATATCTCCTCGGGAGTAATGTATGACAACCACTGACTTAATTCTTACCGACTGGTTCAAGACTCATTATGAAGATATTGATTGGGACGGGTCTGTCCAAGTACAGGTAGCGCTGTACAGCAGAGTTCCACAGTTCACTGAGTACACCGCTGGTATCTTCGCTGATTTTGTCAACGCTTCTGAAATTGATGACCTACCGGAGTGGGTAGGGTCGCAATCACTTAGGACAGCAAAAACGTCCATTGCCGGTAGTCCTGAGTCTTTCTTCCTTACTAAAGTAATCCTTGATGGATCTCTAGAAGGTCTCCAGTTAGTGGATAGCAGTGGCTTCCCCATTGCGGTAGAAGATGGTGCCGGTTGGTACATAGATTCTGATCCGGCTCAGGAAATTATTGCTGCTGCTGTTTTTTATTTAATAGGACCCCATGAGGGTGTAACTAACCCCTTACTGTTTGCGTCAACTAAAGGGTTTGGTACTAACACGGTTGCCCACTACGAGTCTGTATATGGTCAGTTTGAAACGGGTGCCGCTATAGGAGAGCAGTACATCATTGGTTATGACACTGTTACTTCTATGTTCTCCAGTGGGTATACCCTGTTAAAACTCCCCGTTCCCATTTGGGAAGGTGCCCACGCTCAGCACCTTTGGATTCAACCTCAGCGTATTAACTTTGCTGCAAACCCTTCCTTTGAACGCTCTGTCGCTCCTGTTCCATATTGGAGGGTAGGGCGAGAATCAGGTAGTGGCTCGGCCACACTTAGTCGTGCCGGGTCTACAGGTACTCCTGCTGGTGTTGGTGGTACTGATCGACCATACTGTGGAAAGGTATTGTCTTCGGGAGGTTCCGAGCGAACAGTATTGGAATCTAACCTGTTTCCTAAGGTGAACGACTGGTACTCGGTTAGTTTCTTTGCAAGTGGTGACGCAGTAGTGGGTGACGATTCGGGGTCCCTTTACTTTGGTATTGTCGCCAGACCTTATGATTCCAGTGGTGCTATCTACATCAGGAACAAAGATGCGGCGGTACTAGAAGGCGGTACTGCATATTCAGGTTTTAAGAAGTTCACAGCCCTTATCCAAATTCCTGATGACGTTACCGATCTAATGTTCAGGGTTGAATATTCCGGTACAACTCTGTGGGTAGATAATGTGCTCATTGATCCCCACGAGGGACAGTATGAGTACTTTGACGGTAACTCCACGATAAGTTCTTCAGGAGATTTTCGGTGGATGGGTGGGTCTACATATGCCAATACCCATTTCTCACTTTGGTATAACAACTATGAAAATACCCGTGCACGACTTCTAGGTGACTACGACACCCTAGATGACCTCTACAAGCCGGGTCTTATTGAAGAGTGGACTCCTACAGGATCTAATATTACGGCTCACTGGGATGCCGTCGTCAACGTAACTCCTTTGAATTGGGTTGGAGATGCCTTCTACCCAATCAATGACGTTAACGGTACTCCCGTCAGCACCATCACAAGTTCTTTTGACTTCTCTCTCGGTACGATCTAGGGTTGCAAGCAACTTGAAACCTTGCTAGGTTGCGAGTTGCACAACTGACCACACATTGAACGGAACACAATGGACTATGTATTAATGGCCCTCGGGGTCTTTTGGATAGTACGTCTCCTCCAAACTTGGATTGATGCCCCAGCATGGCTGTGGAGCATTATCCAGTTGGCACTTGCTGTGATCGTTATGCTCCCGTGGGATGGCTACAAGTGGTTCACACCGCTTGGAGTTGCGGGTATCATCGCCTTCTTTCAGATGGCTGAGAATCTTCTCATTGCCAAGTCTGATGAGGCTCTGTCCACGATCATGCGTCGTCGTTAAAAAGGAGAAACAATGCTGTACACACTTATTGGTAACGGTAATGCCAACAAGAAGGAAGTCCTGTCGTCACTTGCCAGCCTGTCTGATGCGGTTGAAGAGGATGAGGATTTTTGGATGATCTTTGTTGATGGGGATCAGGAGATGTCTGATACCTACAAGGACATCGTCCAATGGACTATCAAGAACTCAGTTCCATTTGAATACGTCACATCGGATTCGGGTGATTTAGCAATCCCTGAGTGGACTGACAAGGCTGACTATTGTCATTTCGTCAAGAGTCCAACGGCTTTTACCGTCAAACTGACTAGGGTCCGTCCTCAACCTGATGAGGATCGTGCAGTGCTTATCCTGTCCGATGATCTTGATAATGACGAAGAGGTTCTCAGCGCCATTGAGAAGTTCATCGACCTAGGCATTCCGGTATATGACCTTGGCGGTCAGATGGTAGAAATCACCTTTGAAGAGGTGCCCGAGGACGCTGTTATCTCCCAACCTCTAGAGACCCCTACGGCTGAGGATTTCCAAATCAAGGTAGATACTTCTAGCGATGATGACATTGAGTTCACACGAGAAGATCTAATGGAACTAAACGTCACCGAACTCAAAGCCATGGTTCAGAGCCTAGGTGTAGTCCCTAGGGACATGCGTTCGAAGGATTCCATGATTGATGCCCTAATGGGTGACTCCCCATCATCCCCTGTGGAGGTTGATGAGCCAGTCGTTGAGGAAACTCCTGATAAGATGTATGATACGAAATCATCTACTCCGGTAGGGAGATTCTACCTCGTCAAGATCAACGCTGATGGACAGGCTGAGATGCGCTTGCTTACCGCCAAGCAAGCGGCGCTCGTCTACTAGTACGGTTCTCCTTTCCCGTACCAACCGTCAGCGTTCCGAGAGGCCCCTCAGTCCGCCACTGAGGGGCCTCTCACCCCTCTAGGTAGATATCCAGCATATTCCTGAGATCAGCCGCCATACGGCGATCTAGGACGATATGGAGTTCTTCATCTACCTCAGTACATATTTCCACAGTCACTGATAAGTCATGCCTGTAGGACAGGATGACAGGCATCTCTTCTGATTGATAGTGAACGTGTGGATACACGGTTAGTAATTTAGTCGGTACCCTAAGAAATCCACAAGCCCCCCACAAGATTGTGGAAGGCTTGGGGTACAGATTACGGCCAACTCGTATCTGGCGCTAGGGGCCTACCCAGCCCCCAAAAGCGCACGACGGTCAGAACTCGTACTGTACGACAAGACTGTACCACATATAAATCCTAGAAAGCCCGAGTGACACATCCTCAATCATGTGCTTAACTCGCGACCCTCGTACGCATCGGAGTAACAAATGTCACCTACCTATAGAACGCTGGACCTAGTCAGAGCGACCTCCTTTGGATGGTCCCAGCAGCACGATCTGAACCACAACGAGTATCAGGTGCTCCAGTTCATCGCCTTGAGGGGTAAATCCAACGAGCCGGGAAACGCCTATGCGTGGTTCCCGAAGTATGGGCAAGAGTGGTGGGCCGACATCATGTCGATCTCTCATAACGTCCTCCGAAAGACCCTCTCACGGCTCCGAAAGAAGGGCCTGATCGTCAATATCAGTGGATCTGCGGACGAGAGATTCACCATGATCAAGGGTTACGGAATACCGGTACACGTCATGGATGAGTGCAAACAATGGTACGAAGACCGACAGGATATGGTCTACACACAGGTACCAAATGACATCAAGGAATTAGACGAAAATGTGCCATCTGGTCACATCGATGTGCCATCTGGTCACATGCATGTGCCATCTGGTCACATTGACAACGCTGTGACCTGCGGAAACGCCCTACATACCCATGTATATACCCAAGAGGGAACCCAACTCCTTACGGATAGATCGAGATCTTCGATCTCTCCTACACAGACAGAGGACTCAATGAGATACGAAGATGAGTGGAGTGCTCCTAAAGAATCACGATCAAAGCCAACTCGGTCGAAGAAGGAGGTTGACGACTTCTCCGTGCCTAGGGAAATGAAGGAGAAGCCCGCCCCGGTCTATGGACCGAACATGCGTTTGACTCAGCAGTTTCACAAATGCTGGATGGTGTCCCGTGAGAAGCGCCTCAACCTTGCAGTTGACTGGTCAGTTCAAAAGATCTTTCAGGCTCGTATGAAGTCTTTGCTAGAGACTCATTCTGAAGAAGAGATCTCCGAAATGATTGAGATCTTCTTCCGCATGGTTGATGCAGGTCAGATCTCCTTAAAGGCTGACGAGTTGTGGAAAGACTTTTGGTACAACAGAGGTCGCTTGCAGAAGATTGCTTCTCAGTCTTCTGACAAACCGGTTGTTGCCACCAGTGACAAGTCTGAACTAGAACGCTTCCGAGAAAGGATGAACCGATGATTCGATCAGCAGAAAACCAGTTCATCACTGGATCAAGTATCCCTAAGACCCCAAGTATCGATATCTCCTCTAATTCTTTGATTGAGGAATACATGCTTTCTTCGGGATGGGAGAGCGGTATAGGTATTCTCATGCTGGGAACTGCTGGTTGTGGGAAGACCACTACCGGTATTGAGATTCTCAAGCAGATCCATAAGGTCAATCGGACTGAGATGTTCTATTGGACCGAGTACGACTTCCTTGCTGACCTTCGTAACTTGTGGCGCATGGAGGAACTGTCTCAAAAGTATTCACGGGACGATGCGCTGTGGAATGAATACACCGAGTGGGAGCGTTCCTTTTGGAACATGAAGGAATCCCCGTTCTTGTTTTTGGATGATGTCGGTCGTGGTTACACACCAATGCAGACATACGAAGTTGAGAACCTTCTCCGACTTCGGGAGAACAAACGACTTCCCAACATAATTGCTTGTCAGAACGGTCTTTGGGACAACTTGCCCTCAGGCTTCAGATCTGTGGTAGAACGCAACAGCATGACAATTCGGCTTGATGCGAGGAACCTCTGATGGAAAATGGTGACATTGCAACGTGGATGGACAACCGAATCATTGTTGTACTTGAAGGCATCCTTGCTCAGGTTCCTCCCCCCGATACGCATCGCTCAGGAATCATTCGCCAGCATAAGGAAATTGAGTGGGTCTCTGCTGATAATTGGGGCTGGAACAAACAGGCAATCAAACTCATAAATGACAAGGCTTACCGCTTGAACACTCCTGTTGATATTGTCACCTTCATTGATCCCGAGGTGGGAGATATGGCTGCTGAGTGGCTAGAGAAATACGAGGTCCGTGTTTCAGGATGTGACTACAGCGATTTCGATATGTTCTGTGAATCACTTACTTGGCGACCCAATGTGCATCACGTTGTTGATTCGGTTCCTGAGAGGCTTGATCGTTACGGGATTCGTGCTTACGAAACTCAGTACGGAGGAATGTTCTAAGTGGACACACAGAACGCCTGCCTTTCAAAGATGGTTCTTGAGGGTGAACTACTTCCGTTCATTGAGTCAAAGATCTCCGATGAATTCTTTCCTGACGATCGACACGCTCAGATTTGGGGAATGGTTCTTGGTCATTACAAGAAGTATGGAAACCCACCATCTGAAGATGTAATTTATAAGGCTTATCCCACATACGAGTTCCTTGTTTACCCGGAGCCGGTTGGTTATTACCTCAACCAACTCAAGCAGGACCGTAAGAAAGTCATCCTTACTACTCATGTGCAGGAATACATCCAGCGCTTGAATGAGGAGGAAGGTCCTGACATTGGTGATGACTTGGAGGTCATCCTCCGTCAGGGTATGGCTCAGGCCGCTCACGAGATTTCCCAAGGGAGAGACACCGACTTCTTCCTTTCACATGATCGAATTATGGATCGTCTTCGTGATCGCCGTGACAACCCCGGCTATCTCCGAGGAATTACTACAGGTCTTGACGGCATTGACCGGCTTACTGGCGGACTTCAGCCGGAACAGTTGATAACGATGGTTGGAACTCCGAAGGCTGGTAAATCCAGCATCCTTCTTAAAATGGCATTTAATGCCCACCGAAACGGCAATGCCGTATTGTTCGTTACTTTCGAAATGGGTACCGAAGAGCAGGAAGATCGTTTAGTTTCTCTCATATCAGGAGTAGGTCTAACAAAGATCCTCACCGGTACGTTCACTCCGGTTGACGAAGAAAAGATTCGTAAAGCGTTGCTACTGCGTAAGGCTATGTCGGGGTTCACTATCACTAGCGATATCACGAGCGCCATCACGGTCTCAGGTGTGCAAGCAAAGATTCAGCAGTACCAACCGACTCTTGTCATTGTCGATGGCGTATATCTTATGGACGATGAGGGCGGGAACGATAAGGGAACTCCTCAGGCTCTCACCAGTATTACCCGAGGCTTTAAGCGTCTTGCACAGACGACACGCATACCTATCGTGATATCCACTCAGGCCATGCTGTATCGCTCTAAGGGCGGCTTGAAGATGGAATCCATCGGATACTCCTCCTCGTTTGCTCAGGACTCTGACATTGTCTTCGGTGTTGAGCCTCACGAGCAGATTCAAGGTATGTCACGATTTAAGGTTCTTGCTTCCCGATCAAGTCCTAAAGGTGAAGCCTTTATCAACTTTGATTGGAGTCAAGGTCTAATTGAAGAGGTGGACAAAAACACCTATGAGCAGATGATTAATAATCAAATGCCTATCGCCAATTCTAGCGGCGCTCCAAAACCATCGTCACTTCACAGCCAATGGGACGACGAAGATGTTGCTTGATATCGAAAGCATCCTCTACGAACTTGATATTCACATCTTAAGGGAGACCGGCGATGAACTATTGGCGAAGTGCCCGATGCACTTGGCACGAACCGGTAAAGAAGACGGACATCCATCTTGGTCAATCAATGCCAAGACCTATGTCCACCACTGTTTCTCTTGCGGATATGCGGGATCTCTATCAACTCTCTACCGAGACGTTGTGGGTGAAGTTCCCGACGACTTGGAGTGGGAACTATCCAAGCAGTCTGTGCTCTCATCGTTCGAACGGTCAAAGTCTGTAGAGAAGGAAGTAGGGCCGTCAATAGACGAGTGGTCCTTGCATAACTACACCGACTTACCTGATCGAATGCTTGAGCGCCGTTACTTATCCCGTGATGCTGTAGACCATTTCGAGATCCGATGGGACAAGACGAACAAGACATGGGTAATACCTGTTCGATCCCCTAACGGAATTCTTATGGGGTATCAGTTTCGTCAGAAGGGAATTGTTCTTAACCACCCGACCGGCATGGAGAAGTCAACCACTCTCTTCGGGTTTCATCTATTTAAGAACGAGAACAAGATCACCATCGTTGAGTCTCCCCTAGACGCTGTTCGCTTGTACGGAGTTGGAGTTCCAGCGGTGTCCAGTTTTGGTGCAGCAATTAGTTCTGAACAGATGAATCTACTATCACGGACTTTCCGATATGTAGTTTCTGCTATGGACAACGATTCTGTTGGTAAACGTGCAACAGACCTGCTACACAAGCGCCTTACAAAACAAGGTTGTGTAGTATTTGATTTTGATTACAGCGGGCTTGGCGTAAAAGATCCCGGCGACGTAGTGTCCGACCAAGACCTATTTTCTGCTTGGAACCGAAGCATTTCACTCAATCTGACTAACTACTAGGAGACCAATGCGAAAGACTAGACAGCCCCTATGTGACCCCTGCTGGGTACATGAGACTGCCGAGTGGGCCGAGACCGATGACGGAGAATGGGTTCCTGTCTCCTACTCAATACCGGCCACAGCACCCGGATACCCACTTGAGGTATGTTGCCAATGCGGCGTACACACAATTGCTGGTATCTATGTAATGCGGGACACCGACGCTGTCCCTTTCCCTACAATCATTCCTGAGGATTGAAATGAACACTATTGAAGAAGCAGTACACGAGTACATTGATTCACGACGCTGGGACACCCTTGTCGGGCGAGCGTGGGATATGCACTCTAGCGAGGGCAAGACAGAGTTTGCAGAGTTCTTGTCCAAGCACATCGAGGGAGTTATTGCTATCCTCCCACCGACTCCTCGTGGCTGAATCAGTTTGGACTTGGGTCCTCTTCTGCTTCGAACTAATTGGAATCACAGGTATGTGGTTCGTTGGCAAAAAGTTTTGGTGGGGATGGGCCATTGTATTAACGCACTCTGTCCCATGGTTTGTGTACAGCCTTATCTACAATAAGCCCGGATTCATCGCTATGTCATTCATGTGGTGGTCTATGAACTTTTACAATATGAGGAAATGGAAAAACGAAGATGCTTGATATGACATTGAAGGAATGGATCATCTACGGGATGGACCGAGGGTTTTGTTCTGATTCAGTGTGTGCTACCCATGAGGGCGTTCCCAACACATCCGCCGAAGAGGCCGAGTGGGAAAAAGGGTATGACCCTTGTATTCCCGCTGTACGGATTTGGATTAATGACTGACGTTTCTCCTCTGCCCCCTCTCCGTCCTTACCAAGGAGAAGCAATAGAGCAGGCTCTCTCTCGTGGGAGCCTGCTATTAGCCATGACTATGGGTTCAGGGAAGACCCGGACTGCTATTGAAACCGTTGAACAGTTGGCCGCTGATAGGAAGATTATTGCTGGCGCTGTGTTCGTGCAGAACTCAACCAAGTTCCAATGGAAGCGTGAGATTGAATATTGGGCAAAGCCCAGTGTGATGGTCATCGACGGCAACAAGAAGCAGCGAACCTCTCAATATAAACAAGCCCATATGTATCGATACACGATTCTTAACTATGAGGCTCTTATTCACGACTGGGACCTGATTCAGGAGTATCTCCCTATCGACTTCATCATCGCTGACGAAGTAACCAACATTAAAAGTTTCAAGGCGCAGAAGTCACGACACCTTAAGGCTTTAGGGAAACATACGGATTACCGGTTTGGTATGTCGGGACAGCCTGTGGAGAACCGCCCTGAGGAGTTGTTCTCCATCATGGAGTTCGTTGACCCTGAGGTTCTTGGGTCATTCCATAAATTCGACAGGACTTTCATTACCCGAGACAACTGGGGTCGTCCAAAGTTTTATAAAAACCTAGATACTCTTGCGTCAGTCTTGACTGAGTCAATGTTCCGTAGAAGCCGTTCTGATATTGCTGAGTTCCTACCTAAAGTTCTTACCGTAGAGACACCTACTCCGTTAGACGACTGGAGTAGGAAACTTTACGAAGAGATCAAACTTGACCTTATAGACCTTATCGATATGGCTATGGCGGCTGGTATGGGTGGGTTTGATTTGCTGGCTAACTACGGGCGAGGAGAGAGCGACGCTGCCAACCAGTTCAAGGGGCTAATCATGTCCCGAGTGACTGTTATGCGCCTCTTATGCGACCACCCTGCGCTCCTATTGAAAAGCGCATCCGACTTTGACGACGAGGAATCTAGGGGAGGCTCCCAGTACGCCTCAGAACTTAAAGAATCAGGTCGGCTAGACAAGGCTCCTGCTACCTCAACCAAATTGGTAGCCCTTATGGAAACCGTCAATGAGATTCTCTCAGAAGATCCGATGAACAAGGTAGTCATTTTCTCCGGGTTCAAAGCAATGCTGGCAATCATTTCAGCCGAACTTAAAAAGGCTAAGTATGGTCATACTCTCATTTCGGGGGATGTTCCCTCCAAAATAAGAGACGAGCGCATTGTTAAGTTCAACACGGACTATTCGTGCCGGGTATTCTTATCAAGCGACGCTGGTGCTTACGGTGTAAACCTAGACTCCGGCACCCACCTCATTAGTTATGATCTTCCATGGTCTGCGGGTTCTTTCGCTCAGCGAGTGGCCCGTATCGATAGGACTTCCTCTAAACACGAAACGATTGTTATCGATTCAATGTTCTGTAGGGGGACTATCGAAGAACGTCAATACGACATGCTGATTCAGAAACGTAAGATCAGCGAAGCCTTTATTGACGGGCAATATGACGCTAAAGGACAACTTCCACTGGATTTAACCAGTCTTCGGCAGTTTCTTGCAGATAACTGATTATTACAGTAACTTAAACATCCACCCTAATTAAGAGAGTCTTGATGATTGATCCTGAGATTGAGGACTATATTCACCATTATCTCCAGTTCCGACACGGACGGGAGCGTCTTCAAAAGAACGAAGACAACGCTAAAAAGCACCTTATGACTTACCTCGCTGAGCAGGGTGAGACAGATGATCGTGGATCGTCTTATTTTGAACTAGAAGAACCCATTGACAACGTAACTGGCGTTAAGCGTGAGCGACGAATCTCTCAGATTCTTGATGAGGATGTTGCTATGGAACTAGTTGCTAAATATCGTCTTGAAGAGTCTTGCTTAGAGACCATTACAGTTCTCAATGAGGACGGGTTGCTTGCCGCCAACTTTGCAGGAGTTATTCCTGACGAAGAAGTGAAGCGACTGTATTCAGAGAAGGAAACTTTTGCTTTTATTTTGATGAAGGAGTAAACATGTCGTCAGGAAAGAAGGCCGCTTCTAAGCCTTCCCTCGTGTTTACCCATCACGATTTATTAGTAATGCAGCAGATTCTGAAAACTTGCAGCATTCCACCGAATCTGCAAGACTCCGCAATTGATTTGTACGACAGGATTACGGATTACTTGATACAATGAGCGACCCACTACTTGATAGGTTTGCAGACCTCAATTATCCCGGTAGGCGAAAGCCCACTAATCGTCCTTCTAACGTCTCTACTCAGAGGACTACCGAAGTATGGGATGAGAAGCCTGTCTACTATTTTGTACAAGGGGAGAAACGAGAGTTCTTTACGATCTCTCATTTGGCTAGCGCCCTCAACCGATCTGTGGTAACAATTAGGTCTTGGGAGAACAAAGGTCTCATACCTCGTACTCCCTACAGTTCTCCTCGCCCCCGAGGGGAAAACCTTCCCGGCACTGCTCCTAAGGGCAAAAGGCTATGGACCCGAGAACAAGTTCTTGGGATCATGCAGATTGCTTCTGAGGAGAAAGTGATACTTAATGGGAAGCCACCCACAAAGAGATTCAGCCAAAGAGTGCTGAGCCTTTACGCACAATTGATAGAAAGCGATTCACAATGAGTAACGAAGAAGTAGATTACGACGACGAGGAAGAAATTGCTCCTCGTCCCCGTACTATGAAGCGCTCTTCCGTTGAGGAAGACGTTGAAGACGAGGTTTCCGAAACACCTAGTGTTGAAGAATCCGATGAGGACGAGACCCTTGAGGTCGTAGCCCCCATTCACAGTGGTTGGACTGCTGGGCAAAAGGTCATGGACTCATCGTCTGACTACGCTCAGGTTCTGAAGTTGGAAACCAACATTCAGATCATCAAGTTCATCGAAGATCAACCCTACGCCAACTATCGCCGCCATTGGGTGGACCGTATGACGGCTAAGGGTCCTCAAAAGCGTGCGTACACATGTTTGGAGACCGTAGGCAAGACTTGCCCACTATGCTCCATCGGTGACCGACCGCAAGCAGTTTCTGCTTTCAACGTCATGCTTGTTGGTGACGACAGTCAAGTAATGCTGAAGACGTGGGATGTAGGCGCTCGCCTCTTTAACGTCCTCAAGGCTTACGCTAACGACCCGAAGATTGGCCCCCTCTCTAAGGGCTACTTTGCAGTTAGCAAGACCGGAGCAAAGCAGAACACTCAGATGAACGTGATTCCGGTGCGTGAGAACGCTTTGTCGGAGGATTACGACATCACTCCCCCCACCGCTGCTGAATTCAAAGCGGCTGGTAAGTATGATGCTTCCATCATTCAGATCCCTAAGAAGACTGATTTGGAAGAGATCGCTCAGGAAATCAGCGAATACGACTGATGTCCGAGGATCGTACGCCGGGGAGGGGACTTCGGTCCTCTCCCAGCGTCATCCGTACTCGTGAACAACTTGAGATGGCCGTTGGTCATATTTCTAAGTACGACGAGTTCACGGTAGACGTTGAGACCAACTTCGCCCATCCTAAGATCAACGAGATTTCGTGGATAGGGTTTGCTGTCCCTGATCGGGTGTTCCTTATTCCTATGGGACACCCCAAAGGTGTATTGCTCACACCTTCATATTCTGAGAAGCGTGTTCCTCCTGAAGAGGAGCGTAAGGTTCTTAAGAGCGGCAAGTTGAGTGAAGTAAAGAAGTCGTACACAGTCCCGGCTACATTCGCTGATCCGGGGCCTCAGTTGCGACAGGACGAGGTATTTGAACTTCTTAAACCTCTATTCTTTAGTGACCGCACGAAGATTGGTCACAACGTCAAGTTCGATCTTGAGTCCATTGCTAAGTACTACGGGGAGATTCCTCCCGGCCCGTATGTAGACACGATCATTCTCACCCATGTGTTGGACGAGAACTTGGATCGATATGGACTCAAGGACCTCATCATGGATTGGTTGCGTGTACCGCCTAACCCTGATGTCAGGAAAAAGTTCTACCCAAACTTGGGAAAGATTGGTGTAAGCGAGCAGCCTATTGACGAGGTGGCTCAGTACCTTGCTAAAGACGTGTGGTACACGCACTTGTACTACCGAGAGAACATGAGGATTCTGAATAAGGTCCCTGCTCTCCGTGAGACATTTGATATTGAGATGGGCCTGTATCCGGTACTTATGGATATGGAATTAACCGGTATCAGGATCGATGTGGATCTATTAAAGCGACGTGGTGTGGAACTGGAGCACGAACGTGCCGCTACCGCTGGGCGCATTTGGAGCATCTGTGGGGAGCAGTTTCCTATATCTAATCCGACCATGAAGCGTAAGTATCTGTTTGGTCCTAAGAAGGATGGCGGTCAGGGACTAAAGCCCATGACGTTTACCGCTAAAACCAACACGCCTCAGTTAAACCAAGCGACGTTGGAGCATTACGCTAAGGAAAATGAACTTGCGGCCATGATGTTGGAGTGGGCTGACAAAGACAAGATTATCGGTACCTTTATTGAAGGTCTAACTGAGAAACTAGTCAAGAGTCGCTTACACACTTCTTTCAATCAGCACAGGACCGTTACCGGTCGTTTGTCCAGCATGAACCCCAACCTCCAGCAGATCCCCCGAGGGGATGTAATCCGTGATGCTTTTATTGCTGACGCTGGTCAATTACTAGTAGTCGCTGATTACGATCAGGTCGAACTGCGCTGTGCAGCCTTCCTATCTAACGATGCAGAAATGGTACGGGTCTTCAAGGAAGACTTAGACATTCATGCTCAGGCGGCTTCTGCCATGCTTAATGTTGCTTTGGAGGACGTAACTTCTGAGCAACGTCAGGTAGGCAAGACACAGAACTTTGGAACCCTTTATGGGGCGGGACCTCAAAAGATCGCTACTGTTGCTGACTGCTCTATGGAGCAGGCTCAGGAATTCATTGCACGATACTTTGAACAGTTTGCAGGTCTAGCGTCATGGAAAGACTCTATGATTCTTAAGGCCCGTAAGACTGGCCGTAGGAACGACGACAAGATGATCCCTTATGCGGATATCCCTCCATTCGGTCGTCGCCGTCGCCTACCTGATCTTTACGCCGAGGAAATGCGTGACAGGTCACGAGCAGAACGTCAGGTCATTAACAGCATCGTGCAGGGGTTTGCTGCCAGCGTTATGAAGTGCGCTTTGATTGATTTGCGTGAGAACATTATCCAATCAGGACTCCCTGTTACGATTCTTCTCAACGTGCATGACGAGGTCGTTGTTCAGGCCCCTGAGAATATGATAGAAGAAGCAAAGTCTCTCGTAGTAGACACTATGAGCGCAGTTACTTGTAACGGTAATCCAATCCTTGGCCCAGTACCCCTTACTGCGGCTGCCGGGATTGGTAAATCTTGGTCGGAGGCTAAGTAATGTCTAATGATTCAGGCTGGTGGTCACGAAAGTTGGGAACGCCTCAACAGCAGCAACAGACTCCCATTTATCCACAGCAGCAGTACCCCCAGCAACAACAACAACAACAACAGCAATATCCACAGCAGCAACAGCAGCAGCAGTATCCACAGCAGCAGCAGCAACAGATAAAAGTAACTGCCGCAAATCTGTTCGATGCTGCTATGACGTGGCAAGGCGGTCCCGCCGCACGAACAGAAACTCAATCTTGCCCTCAATGTGGTGGAGGACACTATTTCTCTCGTTCAAACGGCCCATCTAGAGGACCAGCACCTGCTCCTATGTGCTATGACTGTGGCTACAACGGAATGTTTATTCAAGGCGATCCC